GGATGCAATAGAAAATTCTTTAGATACTATTGATAGCAAATACAATAGTATATCTAAAGTGCTAGAAATTCCTATATTTTATGACAGTCCAGAAGTAAAGAGAGTACTCGCAGATCTTCAAGACGCAAGAAACTCTTTGTTGTATGTTGCGAATGCACTGACTAATTCGAATAGTTTGGAGGATGACATACAACAATATGAGCAAATCGACGAAGAAGACTATAAAAGAGACTAGTGATAAAAAAGCTGTCAAAAAGCCTAGAAAAAGAAAAAAGAAGTCTAAAAATTATTATTTTGGACAAGAAGTTCAAGATAAAATTGTAGAATACCAAAGATCAGAGTGTGACATTGAAAGAGAAGCTATATATGAAAAACATATTTCTCCAGCTTTTACAGAACTCACAAAAAGTCTAGTTTCAGTTTACAAATTTAAGTCAGCTAATGAAGACATAGAACACTTAAAAGCTGATTGTATTTCAAATTTATATGAAACAATACATAAATGGAAACCTGAGAAAGGCAAAAAAGCTTTTTCTTATTTTAATGTTGTTGCAAAGAACTTCTTAACAATTCAAAGTAGAAGATTATTAAAAAACTCAAACAGAAACGTTTATCTTGATGATTCTGAGAGGCTTAGTAATAATATAAAATCTGAAATATATGACAAAGAATATGTTGATGGTGACGAACTATTAAGACAGAGTATAGAAAAGTATAATAAGATTATAGAAATAATTGATTACATATCAGATAAAATAAAAGATTCTAATGATATAAAATGTTGTTTTGCAATTAAAAAGCTTTTTACAGAAATAGATTCAATTGAATTTTTTAACAAAAGAGCTATTTTTGTTTACTTAAGAGAAATATCAGGCCTAAATAGCACAGAACTTTCTTCATCACTATCTAGCATTAGAAAAATATACAGAAAATCTGTCGGTCATGATAAAATGTTTAATTTATTTGATATTTAACTAGGAAATAAACATGAAAAATTCAGAACAACTTTTAGAAAAACTCGATAAAAATGAAAAAAAAGAACAACAAATTAAAAACTTTGCTGATATCTTAGATACTCTTGAATCTCTTGAAGATAAGAAAAAAATGCTTTGGAAAGAAATATATGAGCATTCTATAGAAGATAGAGAAAAGGCAAAACTGTTGTTTAATGACGCTTATGTTTCTATGCAAGGCGGCATAAACGAACATATGAATATTGGTGCTATTATGTCAAAGTACCTTGAAAGAATGTGTAGATCAAATGATCAAATCTTAAAACTTGCTGAATTGATTGCAAAAGAAGAAGAAAAAAGCGACAATATAAGCGACGATGACATCTTTAACAAGATAAACAACTAGAGGTTATAATGTTAAAAAAAGCTAAAGTAATATACTATTTAAGTGATGTAAATGATTCTAGTCAAACAAAATTTGTTGAATTATTAAAAGCATCAAAAGTTAAAAACTTATCAAAAGAAGAAGAGTTTTTAAAACATTTGGTTTCTTTTTTTCCACCAGGGACTATTTTTGCTCAAAGCTTTAACATAAATAATGCTGGACAAACTATATGCTTTCCAATGATGTCTTCACATATATCACTGCCTTTAAAGCAAGGAGAATTTTTTTGGTATATGACTGACGACGATTCAAAAACAAAAAGAGAAAACTCAAGTGAAGTATTTCAAAATCATCCTTTGTTTGTTGTTAATGATTACTGGATATCTAGAGTTCACGGATCTTTACTTAGTGAAGACTTAAATTATTCTTACAAAGAAAGAGACTCAATAGTTACTGGAGAAAAAGTATTAAAAGATCCTAAAAAACTTGAAATAAAGATTCCAGACTTTGACAATACAAGAAATATATTTACACCGGGTGCTACTGTTGATCAAAATATAAGCACTAAAGATTTGTATGAAAAAGGTAGAGATACATACTTTGGCGACAAAGCAACACCTAGAATGTTTTCTAAAACAGATGATCTTACTATACAAGGGTCTTATAATACTCTTTTAAATTTTACTTCAACTAATTCTGTATCTTCTCAGAGTAAATCTAGAGAAGGATTAATTGACATAGTGTCAGGAAGACTTTCACTACAAGATTTTACTGTAGAAGAAGACAATATTGTTAAGCTAGGAAAAAGAAAAATAAAAAATGCAATTAGTCTAGAAAACAAAGCAAAAGAAGTTGATTTTAATTTGCATAAAGAAAAATTTTTAGAAATAAATAATACTAGTGGCGGAACAGAAATATTTAAAAATCCAACTTTTTATCTAAATGAAAGTAACGAAACTATTAAAAATACTGAAAGTGTTGTAAATTATAATTCAGATGCGTCTAGAATACTTATTAGTGAATCAATAAATGTAGATAATGACGAATATTATGATATAGACTTTTTAGAAGAATCATATGATTACCCAGAATTTATTGAGGAAGATGATACAAGTATATTAAATATTAAAAAAGGATACTTAAATAATTCTGTAATAAATATAAAAAATGCAAAAGCAAATGCTTTGGTTGCTGAAAGTAAACTTCATTTAGAAGATGATATTGCAGGACCACCATCGACAGTTGCATTACCTACTATACTTATAAAATCTAACAATGTAAGAATTGTTGCTAGAAGAAAACTAGAAAATGATAAGAAATCAATTCCTTCTGGTAATATAAGACTAGTGAAAGAAGACGATAAATTTCTAAATTACTCACATATTTTAATGGAAAATGATGGCAACATATCTATTGAAGGAAGATCTGTGAAAATAGGTAATTTTAGAAAAGAGCTTATGAAAATAAATAATATAAATATTTTACAAGAATTAGAAGAAAATATTGAAAATAGCACTATAAAGATAGAGCATAGTGATCCTTTAATAAAAAATATGCATGGAAATGGTTATGGAGTACTGCTAGGTTATGAAGAAAAACTATCAGAACCTCTTGTTCTTGGAAATACATTAAATGCAGTATTAAGTGAAATTATTAATATCACAAAAGATGCTTTAAATACAGTATCATCTCATGTAAAAAGTAGAGAGGATGAACTCAACAAAGAAATGGAAAAATTAAATAAATGGGTAGTTTCTGTTGCAACTCCAACAGGAATAACAATGATACCACCTATGAATGAATTTTACAAAAGTGATAAAATTGTTAATGACTTAAAACCATATCATGAAAAATTAAATAATATTCAAAATAATTTAACTGATATTTTGAGTAGATTTTCTAAAACTTCATAGTTACTAATATTAAAATAAAAATTAGGTTATAATATATGAGTTCACCACAAGGAAGTACAGCTAGAGAAGAAAGAGCAACAGCAGATAGAATATTTTCAGAAAGAACGATTAAAGAAGTTCCTATAGGCATTAGAACACCATTGACAAAAGGAAACAGTAATTCTGAGTCTTTGTTTAAAATGCACTATAATATAGACGAGCAAATTCTTGACAATTTAAAAAATTTGTTAATGACAAAAAAAGGTGAAAGATTAGGTTTTGAAGATTATGGTACAAATTTATGGAAAATATATAATAGTAATGCAAGCAAAGAAGCAATATATGACTACGCAATGAATGAAATACAAACAGCAGTTAATACATACATACCTTCAGTAGAATTAGCAAATTTTTTTAGCAAAAAAGTAGATTCATTTGAAAAAAAAGACATATTAGAAAATCCTAATGAATATTTCAAAAATGAAAAAGCAAAGAAGTTTTATAGTAGTCAAAATGGCATAGAAGTAATGCCTAGTAAAATATCACTAAACAGCACTGATCCTGATACTGATGAACTATATCAATTGACTATTGAATATAAAGTACCATCAATTAGTACAAAAGATATTTATACTGTTAATATATATTTGAGAACGTCAAAGTAGGATTGAAAATGCAAAATAATAAAATACAAAAATATTTAAAAAATAAAAGTAAAAATCAATTTACTAATAAAACTTATCTAGACTTTAGAGAAGACTTGTTAAACTATGCAAGAGAGTTTTATAGTGATAATATTTTAGATTTTTCTGAGACTAGTCTAGGTGGTCTTTTTTTAGATTTTGCTGCAATTGTTGGAGATTCTCTTGTTTTTTATGCTGAACAACAATTTAACGAATTAGATTACGAAACTGCAACAAATATAAATAACATTAACAAACATTTAAGAAAAGCAAATATAAAAAATAACTCGTCATATCCTTCTTCTGTTGAAATAACTTTTAGTGTTGAAGTAGAAAAAGATATTTCGTCTAGTCAAAAAAGTCCTAAACCTTATTTAAATCATTTGCCTATTATCAAGAAGAACTCAATATTAGAATCTAATAATGGTATACAATTTATTCTCGATGAAGACGTTGATTTTTCTAGTGATTACAAACAAAGGATAGGTGAATTAAACGAAGACGGATCTCCTTACTCTTTAATACTAACGAAAAAAGGATTATGTACATCTGGTTTTTTAACTACAGAATCTATTTCTTTTCCAGAAAATGTTAACGAAGAACATTTTTTATCTTGCAAATTAGAAAATACAAATGTTACTTCTATAATAAGTGTTGTAGATAGTTCATTAAATGAATATAATGAAGTTGCTTATCTAAGTCAAAGTACTGTCTTTTCTAAAATAAAAAACGCAGATTCTGAGTATATTCATATTAAACCTGCACCTTATAGATATGTTATAGAAAGAGATTTTATTTCTGGGGAAATATTTCTAAGATTTGGAAATGGCTCTGGTAAGTCTGTAAAAGATGATCATTTTGCAAACGTATCTGATTTACTTTTACCATTAAAAAATAAAGACACATTTGGTAGAGTTGATTTAGACCCAGGTTTGCTATTAAAGAGTAATTCTTTAGGAGTTTCACCTTCAGGTAAAACAGTAAATATTACATATAAACATGGTGGAGGAATATCACATAATTCTCCAGCAAAAACTATTACTAAGTTTTTTGAAGAACCTAATATTGTTTTTATAAATGATGATTTAGGTCTTTCTGAATCTAAAAAAAATACTATAAAAGAAAGTATTATTATTGTAAACGAAGAGTCTGCAATTGGTGGTGCACCTGCGCCTAGTATCGATGAATTAAAATCATCGATACCTATGGCTATAAGATCTCAATCTAGAATAATAACATATAGTGATTTAATAACAAGAATAATGACTATGCCAAGTAATTTTGGTAAAATAGAAAAAGTAGTTGCTTTAGATAACGCAAATTCAAGTTTCTCAAAAGATTTATATATTACATGTAAAGATTCAGAAGGTTTTTATACTAATGCATCTGATGCTATTAAGTTAAATTTAGTAAAATATATTAACGAATTTAGGCTTATTGGAGATAATTTTAACATATTAGATGTACCTATTTTTAACTTTGGTATTAATGCAGTAATAAAAGTTGCTTCTGAAGTTGATATAGAGACTGTTGTTATTGAAGTTACTACAAGAATTTTTGAAAATTTAAGATTTGATCTATTAGAAATAGGTGAGTCTATTAATGTGAATGAAATAGCAAGAGTAATAAATAATACAGATGGTGTTGTTTCTTTAATGACAAATAAAAAAAATATAGTTGTCAACAAAACAGAAAAAGACAATTGGCATGATTTCGATCTAGATATCACAAGAGAATACTCTAATAATATCGTTGATCCCAATATACATTATGTTGACGGATTTATTCATCCTCCTAAAGGAGGAATTTTTGAAATGAAATATTCTTCTCAAGATATTTTAATTGTAGCTAAATAAGGATATTTATATGATTATAGTACTACCTGCAACAAAAGATACTTACATTACAAATCTAAAGACAACAAATATAGATGCTATTACTTCTAATGTAGGAGTTGCTTCAACTCTTGATCTTTTCAAGCTTTATAATGAAAATAAAGATGCATGTTCTTCGGCAGTTTTGAAGTTTGACGGTGATGGTACAACAATAGCTAACAATGCTGAAGAATTTACGTTAATAGATTCTTTAGGAAATTCAGTTACATTTATAACAAATATTGCTGTTAACACACAAGATGGTAGTGTTGATGTTGCAGGCAAAGTAATATTAGGCTTGTCAGACACAATAGATAATATTGAAGCTGACGTTGATAACGGGAAATCAGGTTATGCAGAAGTTTTTAAAAATGTAATCAATAATGTTTCTGGAAATGCAAATGGTTTGACTTTAGAAATAACTGCTTTTAGTAACTCAAACAATGAATTAATATTAAAACAGAACAATTCTGGAGCTTCTGGTGATACAACTATAACACTTCCTGCTATAGACTATGTTACAATTACAAGTAATTCAAGTGATTCTTTTGCAAGAAAAGAAACTAGTGCAATATTATTAGACTTTGACATTGCAGGTTTCAAGTCAGAATTTATGAATGGAGTAAACTTCGGATCAAGTGCATTTAATAACTTAATAGCTGAAGTCATTTTACACGATGTGTCTACAGGACAAACAAAACCTAGGAATTATACGCTTTCAGCGTTTAATCTTACTAAAGACTTTGAAGAAGGAATAGGAAAAGATACAATACACTTTTCAGATTTAGACGAAGTTGCTAATTTTACAAGATTAAATAGTAATACTACAAATAATTCTTTTAAAATACCTGGGCATGTTTCTTTTATAGACGATACTGCAATATTAGACAAAATAGATGGAGCTCAGACTACTCCTACTTGTTTGATTGAAAAAGGTGATGAAGATGCAATTTTTGACATTACAGACTATTTTAAAGGTCAAGTTGAAAATACACCAAACAATAAAGGCATATTAATTACTTTTGATAGCATAAATATAAATAATGAAAAAACTTATTTTGTTAAAAGATTTGGTTCTAGACACTTGCTAAACAAGAACTTAGTACCAATATTAAAAATAAGTATACCTGATTATGATTTTACTATACCTAAGAGATCGCAATTTTCAAAAAGATTTCTTGATAGTGAAGAAACTTTTTATCTATTTAACAGGAGTAATAGAAGATTAACTAGCTTTAGTAGTCCAGATAATGCAACTTTAAAATTTAGAATTATATCTATCGATAAAAAAACAACTTATGTTAATGATATAGCAACTTCAAATGCAACAAATTATAAAGGAAATAATCTCACAGGTATAAAAAAAGCAACAATTTCTAAAGATCATTTAAGCAGATTTAGTAGTGATATAACAGGAACAAGTAATTTAGAAAAAACAGCTTATAAAAAGAATGTTAAAGATAACTTTTACTTTTTAGACCCAGATAATTTAGATGCAGCTGGCAATGCTGCAGCTCAAAATGACCCTGAAACGCAACCTTTACTAATACAAGATGTTAATAGCAGCGACTTTTTTATCAACAATAAAAAAGGAAAATATGATGAGGATGCAAATGGTGATGAAATAATCGTTGAAGATGATTTAAATCCTGCAGAGCAAGCATTTCCTGTTATTGACAATGTAGTTAGCGCAAGTGTAGTTAATATTAACAATGATTTAATTAAAAATAATAAATTAGAAACATTTATTAATTGGTATTGGGATGATGGTACAGAAGAGTATATTGTATTAGAAGAAAAAGTTACTTTCCATCTATCAGAGAATAGTGATGATCAAACTTATTCAAATTTAGTATCTAGAATTAAGTTTGAAAATACTTCATTAAATGGTGACAATACTATTAACGAAGGACATGTTTACTTTTTAGATACTAGATCTTCATTGGAAGTAGTCAAAGTACCTTTTGACATATTAAGTGAAAACTTAGGTGAAGTAATGTACCAATTAGTTAACGTTGATAATAAAAAAATATTATATGATTATAGTGAATCAACAAAACTTTTTTACGATGGCGAGAAGTATGTTTTTAATTTTTGTTTGCCTGATATTTATAAAAACTTTAGAGTTAAGTTTAATTTTAAAGTAAATAATCAAATAAATGATAACAATTACATCATAAAAAATAAAGAAATATTTAGAGTAGAGTAAAAAATGAATTTAGTTAATAACTCAGAAGAAATATTACAAGATATTTCTAATATTTTTAAAAATATAAATGTAATAGACTTAGATAAACTAAGAGTTGAAGATATATCTTTAATTAATAGAAATATTGATGATTATAATACTTTTTTCACTACACAGCAAGCAACTTTTATTGATTATAGTAAATTTGATAACCACGTGTTTTTTGATAGTGCTGTAAATAAAGTTTCTTATTCTTTTAATAAAATTTTAAATTTTCCTTATGACGTCGATGAATTTAACTATAAACAATACATTAACAAACTCGAAGGATATACGAACTATATTTACAAAGAAAATTATCCTAAAAATATTAGTTACATAAGTCTAGATGGAAACAAAAAAATACTAGTAAAAAATAAAACATCTTCTATTGATAGTGACAATATAGAAGAAAAAATAGGTATTTTATGCCCTAAAGATAGATTTAGTTTTAACTTTTGGTTAAAAATAAACGCTAATGGCTTTGTAAATAATCAAGTTGTTTTTAAATTTTTTAATAGTAATAATAATTCTGGATTTATTTGTTTTATAAGTTTAGATAATAGCAAGTACTACTTGAATTTTTTAATTATAAATAACTCAAACTTTACTACTTCAAAAACAGAAATTATACTAGATGTTTTTCAAAATATTACAATTAACGTAACTAATAAAACAAACAACAATAGAGAAATTAATTTTCTTGTTGATGGAAATAAAGTAGAAAAAATTGACTCACCTTTTATGCTTGAATCAAATAATTTTCATGAATCTTTAGAAGAAATTCAAACTAGTTTCATTATAGGTTGTAGTGAGCTATTATCTTTAAATATAAACGGTGTTCAACATGATTTTGAAAATCTAAATGGATCAATAGATGAGTTTAGATTTTATCATAAAATAAAAAGTATAAAAGAAACTAAAAGAGAGATACATAAAAATATTTTCTCACAAAGAGGTTTAGTTCTTTACTTAAAATTTAATGAACCCGGGGGAGATTATACAAACTCATATGTATGTATTGATTCATCAGGAAACAAGTTACATGGGTTTTTCCTTGATAACGAAGACAATATAATACAAGATACTACTTCTTATAAAATATCAAATAATACACCTTTGAAATTAGAAGATATTAATTTGTCGCCTATCGTTAATAGTAATTTTCCTGAAATTGAATCTTTACGAAGCAACTTGATATCTATTGCAGGAAAATACGATGATAAAAATCCTAATTTAATTTTCAAGTTAATGCCTAAACACTATTTTCTTGAAGCATCAGATCAACAAAAATTGCAAATATTTAGCAATACGAATAGTATTAGTAGTAATTATGCTATTGGTGCAGAGCAAGAAGCTAATACACATTTTGTTAATATAGTTCTAATATGGGCAAGATTTTTCGATCAGTTAAAAATATATATAGATTCAATATCGACTCTTGTTGATATTGACTATGATATCATTAATGAAAAGAAAATACTAGGTATAAAAATTCCTCTTCTTTGCAAACTATATGGCTTAGACTTTAAAGAAATATTTTCTTCTATAACAAAAAGAAAACAAAACAAAGAAGCATTAAGATTTGAAGATATAATAAATGATATTTCAATAAGAAAAATTCAAAATGAAATATGGTATAAGATTTTAATAAATTCCCAAAGTATCTTAAAAGCAAAAGGTACAATAAACGGTATAAATGAATTATTAAGTACAGTAGGTATAAATTACAGTAATAATATTGCAATAAGAGAATATTCTTTAAATAATGATCTTACTAGAAAAGAAAATATATTTGAAGAATCAAGAATAAAACATCTTGGTTTAAACTTTTTAAATCCATATCTTTTAAATACACCAAGTACTTTTGAAAATCAAAGTGGTTTTTCAAATGAAAAACCTTATATAGAAATATTAAATTTAAAAAACTATTCAAGTATTAATCAAAATAATAATGACTTTATATTAGAAGAGAGTCAAGTATTAGAAGGCTTAGGTGAAAATTTTAGTATTGAATTATTTTTTAAGTTAAATAATTTCTTAGATAATAATGAAAATATCAAAGATACACAAAATATTTTAAGAATAGATCATATAAAAAGTCCAGTTGTAAACATTTATTGTACTAGAAAAAATAAAAACTCAAATCTTTTTAATATTGTAGCAAATATAAAGCCTGTAATAAACTCTCATATGTTTAATGTAAGCTTGATTATTGAAAATATCGATTTATTTTCAAGAGAAAATTATATATGTTTGACACAAAGTATCAATGACAATATTATTACTTTTAGTTTAAATGCAAGAAAAGCTAACTCTAATTTAATTGTAGATAAAGTTAAAAATGCAAGTAAATCTATAAACATAGAAAATATACAAAGTTCAGATATTACTTCAAATCAAGATAAACTTAATTTAAGAATAGGTCACTATTATTATGATAACTTTACAAAACAATTGTTTACTATAGATGAAACAGATTTTCAAGGAGAAATACTTAATATTAAAACTTGGAATAAAGAACTATCTTATAATGAGATAGAAAATCATAGCAAAAATATATTGAATGTTAGTGAAAACAATATAAAAAATACAAATTTAATTAATAACTTCTTTGTGAATAGAGAAATCTATGATAGTGATATAATTTCAGATGGATCAATAAGTTATTTTTTAGTAAATAACAACTGTATTTTAAGAAAAAAAGAAGATTCATTAATAAAATCAGTTAACGATTGTAAGTTTTGTATAAAAAGCTCTCAAGATTTAAAAAGTCTTGTTTTTTATAATGAATTTATAGTACAGAATAAGACTTTTAGTTTAGATAATTTTTCTAATTTAAATAGGACTAAGATTGTTAGTTTTAAAGAAGATGAAAATAAAATTACTACAAATAATTTTAATCAGTTTCCCTCTAATTCTTTACCATATGATTATCAAGAAGAATTAGAAAATAGACTGTCAATTGATTTTTCTACTTCTAAGATGTTAAATGATGATATATCAAAACTAATAGTTAATATTGATGAATTTAATGAAACTTTATATAGCAACAATATTTATAATTATAACTATTCTAATATTGAAAAATTAAAATCTGATTACTTTGATAGATTAAGTGATGAAAATTTTATAAATTACAGCTCTTTAGCAAATGTTTTTAGATATCTTGATAATATACTTTCTTCTATTTTGCAAGAAATGATACCTAGTAAAGTAAAGTTTCAAGGCTTTAATTTAGTTTATGAATCTCACATATTAGAAAGACATAAATATCAACATAGAAATAGTGATTCTAGATTGAATATTTATAATAACAACGAATCTTTTAATTTTTCTAGAAAACCTATAAAAAGTTATAGAGATAGTAGTTACAATAGTAACAGGAGTATGTTAGATAATGTCATTGATTAATATAAATAGAAAAATATGTTTTGCTGAAGGTGATGGTGTCTTAAGTTTTATAAAAAATGAAAATTTAGACTTTGCAACTGTTAAAGAGAATTTATCTATTTACAGCAAAAGAAATACATTTGTCAATAATATTGGAGATTGCAGTATATATCCAGGAATCAATTCAAGATTTTGCTATAATGATATTTTAAATAGTGATTTTTATAAAATAAACAGCTTTAGAAATGATTTATATGAAATATCAAGTGCTTTATTGTACATAAAAGAAAGTACAGGATTACAAGATACACAAATAGAAAATGATAGCGAACTAATTATTACTGATTATTTAAATAATGCTATTAGGTTTATTTTTAAAACAGACACAGATATTGTTAATGGCTCAACTGATGTGTATGGTAGTGTTATTATAGGTATAGCAAGTGTTTCTGGTAATCAATATTTACAAAGAATCAATCTTGCAATTAGAAACTATTTAAAAAATAATCCTAGTTTTAACTTTTTTATTGATGTTGACAATAATAATAATGATGTATTAGTATTAAAACAGAAGAAACCAGGAGTACTAGGAAGTATATACGTTGCTGCACCTGAAGGTATTATTGTTGCATCAAATATTTCTGGAAAATTTTCAAATGAAAATTATGAAAATGAATTAGAATACAAACCTTTCAAAGATAATCTTATTATTAAAAAGTCAATTCAGGATAATCCGAAAATTTTCAAAAAGACTTTAGGTATAAATAATCTAGATTATGAAGAGACAATATATTTTGACGACTCTTTGGTTAAATTTAATAATGATTTTTATTTTGAAAGTCCTGATCGTATAAAATGGAACTTTACTTTTAATTCAAAAGCTATTAATTCTTTAAGTACTACAATTAGTCCTATTGAAACTATTAGTATACTAGAGGGTAATATAACTACTGAACAATCTTTATTAGGAATAAAAGGTAATTTAGTATATAGCGGAAAAGATGCTAGAGATAGATCAAATATACAAGTAAACAAAGAAAGAATAATTCCAGATTCAAATTATATTTTTAATACAATAGCTAGCAGTAAAAATGAATATGAAATAGAAGCATTTAATGAAGAAGGATATGATGATTTAGTTGCAATAAGATCTGAGCCTTATCAAGTTAATTATGAATTTCAACGTACTGAAATAAACGGTCAGATTTTTAATAAGCTATTTACTTTAGATACTCCTAGAAATTTAACTGTTTTATCTAATGACATTTTAATATATAATGAAGATAAAATGGATATTTTACCTTTTCATGAAAGAGATAAAGTGAGCAAGAATTATTTAAAACCAGAAGAAGACTTTTTTATAGATAATGAAATATTATCTTTTAAACATTATTCATGTGGTAGAGATATTAACAGTGAATATTCAATACTCCCAGAGTCAATTGCTTATTATGGAGAAATAGAGTAATGTCTAAAAAAAGAATTGTAGGTATAAATGAAACAGTAACGACAACTAAAGCTGAAGGTATTATGGTTTTTGATATTGATCAGTCTGATAATAATTCTGTTCAATTTTTCAATACGGGTGGTTATTCTTTTGTCTTAGAAGATGCTGAAGGTTATAGAGTTCGTTTTTATTATGATAATTCTGGAAGCGGTTTTTTTACAACAGCTACAAGCTTATCAGATTTTCAACCAAGATATCATAATAATGATCCTACTCAATCTTATTATGTTTTTGATAGTGATAATCCATTTTTTGGAGAATCTTCTACAAATCCTTTTGGGTTTACAGATCCATACTGGCAAGGTACTCCTGTAAGAATTAATAGACAAGATTTAAACACTGGTCAGACTTTGACAGTAAATTATATGAATTATTACCCAGATCAGTATAAAGTTATATTAGAGGAACTAGTTAAAAGAACTGTAACAGCAATTAATTATGCTGATGAAGTAAAAATATCTGCTAGCTATACAATGGAAAAAGAAGGTTTTAGAGGTGTTATTACGCTAAAGCAAACAATTGCAGGTCCAGAAGGAAATACTATAATCGATAGAGGTCAAGGTAGTTCTATAGCAGAACAGAACTTTTATGGAATTCTTACAGAAGACATTAAAACAACAAATTTTACTGGAGGTACTGTTAGTGCTCCTACATATGAAAATGTTTTTAGCGAAAGATCTGGAAGTTTATCGAATGCTATAAAAAAAGAAATAAATAGAAAATCATTTTTACCTGGTATTTTACCAAGCAATAAAATTACAACAGGAAAGAAGTTAACAAGAGAAAATGTATTCTTTGATGACACTTTAACATGTATTTTTGAAAATAAAGATAATATCAATACAATTTTTGGACTTCCAATAACAGAAGCGACTATAAACGGAAAAGAAGAACTATTTTTTACATATAGTAACATAGACGAAAGTCATATCTATGATTCTTCTATAGATAAGTTTAAAAATGAGCAGCTTCTCTTAAGAAATTCTGGAATTTATAGTAAACCTAATAAATTAAATTTTGAAGCATTTATAAAACCTGATGTTGTTGATCAAAGTGAAGAAAATAAGTTAATTAGAAAAATAATGGGTAAAGATTCTCTAGATAGATTTGTTGATCAAAAGAGAGTTGTAGAAGAATATACGCCTTATGAAGAAAATTTTGGTAAATTTACAGGAGAAGGATCTGATTTTGAAACTTTTAATATAGATAATGATCCTAATTACAATATTAAAAACAGAAAGCAAATAAAAATATCTCTTGATTTTTCAGGTGAAAAAAACAAAAACGCTTATCTAGTCAATACTGCAATTGCTTATAATGATGTAGCTCCACCGGCTCTACTAGATGACAATATTCATTATACAGATCAAATTAACTTTTTGAAGGGCAACAAAAAAGCTGTAAGTTCAAAAAGCTTTCCGACAGCATACTGGAATTTTAACGACAATAGATGGGAATACTTAGATGCAAAGTCTATAAATACAGCACAAGATGGTTTTGTAAGTTCTAATGGTAATGAAAACTTTATATTTCCTGCTAATATTAGATATAAACAAATTTTAGAAATTGCAAATGCAGATCCACTTGTAATCGGCTATAACTTCTTAGATAATGTTAAAAATAATTTATTAAATAGGCCTATATGCTTTTCTCCATCTTTTAGACCTAATTTAAGTAACAATAGTGGGGCTTTGCAATCACATAACGAATCTTTTCTTATGCAACCTACAACTTCTCATGGTTTTCCACAGAAATATAACTGGCAGCCTCATGAAAATCATGTGCTTAAAATGTCTGATTATATTGACGAAAATTTTATTGCTGAAAAGATAATAATTAAAGGCAAGATTTCTGCTAATTTTGAAAAACCTTTAAAATATGGTAATTATGGTAGTAATGCATATAGTTTTTATAACTTTGAATCAGACTATCCTTTAAAACAATTAAGAAATAAATACGCTGAAAGTATTGATACTTTAGGTTTTAATTTTTTCATATTGAATCAAAGAAAAAATGCTGATATTATTAATAAAAGCCAAACTATTCCTCATTCGTCTTTTTATGTTGACGCTGATTTAGCATGGGGAGGAATGTATACTTCATTACCTACAGCTTGGTATTCAGATGATTACTTTTTAAGAACAGGTTTGTATTCAGAACATGCTTTTTATAATAACAACGAAATTAACTCAAGTTTCAGTGATGGATTTGTTTATGAATTTGCAAATAAAAATTTAGATTTTTATAAAATAGATAGTTCAGCTACGAACAAAATCTATATAAAACAAAATAAAAACATGTTTTATTATTTAGATGAAACTGATACATTGGCATCATCTTCTAATAGACATACTCAATTTGTGTTTAGAGATATAGAAAACTGGAATGAAAACAACTACAATAATGATGTAATATCAGATACAGCATTTGATAGTCAAAATAGCATTAATATTTTTGACATTAATAGTTCTTACGCTGACGGTGTTGAACAAAGAGATGTTTCAAGAGAATTAGTTACTTTTTCAAATCTATTGTTTGTAAATACTGTGAATGATAGTTACTCTAGTCAAACAATAGAAAATTGGTATAGCGGATATAAAAAATATAACAATATTGATAAAATATTGTTTACAGATAGTAATTCTGTTTCAGAAAAGTCTTTTACTATTAATTCTAATCTTAAAAACTATAATAAGTCAAACTATATTGATGAATCAAGCTATATTTTAATTAGTAACAAAACAAATGATACTTTGATTGAAACTGGAAGTTTATCATCTTTTGAAGCTTCTTTAGCTTTTGAAGCTAATATTTTTAGTGATAGTTTTTCTAATTTTGCTAGTGCATTAGATAATAAATATTTTGAGCTTGAACTTGAAACATCAAAATTAATATTTATATTTAAAAATAATACTAGTAATCCTGAAATTGTTTATAAAGAATCCAATAACAAAGGTGAAGGTCAAAATGTTATCAATATAAATTATTTAAGTAATAGCTGGTCAGATAGTTCAGATATTTCTCTTGATCTTGATCGAGCTTTTTTTAATTTCAATAATTTTTTATCACAACTTTCAATAAATGTTTTTAATGATACTGTTTTAAGTGATTTGTTAATATTTGCAAATCAGGATAGTGGTAGTAATATTTTCAGTGAAATGAAAATTCAATCTACATTAAATGACAAAAGCTTAGATTCAAAATTAATTAATATAAAATTTATAGGTAAAGACAATGACGAAAACGTAATACCTCAAAAAGAAACAACAAATTTTTCTGGTAACATTTCTTTATCAATTGCAAATTCAATAGCAAACGTACCTGATACTTTAGATATTGAGATATTAGAAAATAATGTAAATATTCTAGAAGGTTTTTCAAAAGGTTCTGAAAACTTAATAGGTGTTAGTTCTGAAAGAATAATTAATAAAAAACTAACAGGAGATAAAAAGCTTAGTAGTGCAAACAATGAAATCGATTATAATTATTACTCTGATTACCATAAAGATTCAATAGTAAATACAGAATATTTAATAAAACCAGAAGATGAGTTTATATTTGGAATAAATTCTTACGGTAATGGAGATTTAATAACTTCTATGGTTGAACTACACGATAACTTAGATATTATAATTATCGGAAGAACTCAAAGAGATTACAATAAACAAAAGACTTCAGAATCAAAGTCAATAAGAAAAGTTTTAGATTCATCAAAAGAAAGAAAGACAAACATAGAAGGTTCTTATTTAACTAAAAATAATTATTTTAGTAATAAATTCAATATAAAAGATTTTAAAGCAAATAAAAGATTAATTGGAAGTTCTTCTTCTAATAAGTTTGGAACTTGGGGTGGCTTTATAAATTTAGAAGAAGTAGATAAATCATTGCAGATAGATAAACTAAGCAGAACAAGAACATTTAAAAAATATTTTTATGATTCTATTTTACCTAACTTTGTAGACGTATTTATTAATATAAACTCTAAAGGATATAAATTTAACCCTATTGAACAAAATATTATTAATTTTATCATAGATGACAATATTGAAAGTGATAATATCACTACTAATGATACAAGTAAAAGTAAAATTTTGTTCAAGTCTGACTGGTTGAATAAATTTATATTCAATGATTCAGAAAGTTTCGCAGAGTATAGAAATATAAACAATACTATAAATTCATCTATTACAAGAACACTTGGAAGTCAAATACAAAAATCTACAGAAATAAACGTTAATATTAATGAAAATTCTTACAATTTGACAAACATATCAGGTAGTTCTATAGGTGAATATTCGTTACCTTATACAGAGCTTGCTCATGGAGACAACTATAGTAATGATTCTAGACTACCTTTGAAAATACAGAATAATAGCAAATATAACTTTATTAAAAACAATAAGAATATAGTAATAGATAGCAGCAAATTAGATAATTTTCAGGTAAATTTTTCAATTCAAAAACCTATAGGGTTTCAAAAATGGATTTTAGTAATACACGACTCTCAAAATATTTTAAGAAATAATAATTGGCCAATATATTTGAAAGCTAGAGATTATATTGAACAAAATAATGAGGATTTTGAAAAGATTAAGGCTACTGTTGGTAGTACAACATATAATCATATAGTTTCTAAAAGATCTATTCCTTTAACACTTCATGATTTGAAACCATATTCTTTACCTAACGGTGATACTTATTATTTATTTAAATCATTTAGCAAAAACTTTAAAGTATATTTTGAAACAGAAGAAATTGAAACAGATTCAGGAGATCAAGGAGTTATTTTAGATAATATAAATACATATCAAGATTATTTTTACCCGAATAAAAATAGATATTATACAGAGCTTGAATATTGGGAAGTAGCTGAGATAATAAAAAGTTTTTCTGATGACATGGATAGACCTGAAAATTATGGAGACTCGTCTTCTGGCTTTCCTTATAACGAAAATGTTTATACACAGTATAGTGATTTTGCTCAAACAAATTTAAGACCTACAGCAAATGTTTCAAAATTATTATATGATGTAGTAACAAATAATCCAAGTAATTTTTTTGCTAAAATTTATGATTTGGGTGAACAAATAGGTGATAGCGGAAGTACTTTTTTTACTCCCGATATTAATAATATTTGTAATGTATCAATATCAAGATATAAGTTGACAAATGCAAAATCTATCGATAGACCTGTTTTAGAAAATTATTTACAAGACAGATATAAGTTTGATGAAAAAGAATCGATTATCAATACAATTCAAACTTATATTGACAAAAAGTATTTAGAAGATGAAGCAGATAAATTAAAAAGCGTAGAATTAGAATTTGATCAATTAAATACTCTTAATCAAGATCTTTTATTAAATGAAAAAATATATGAAACTGACGTATATTATCTTTCTCCAATTGAATCTAGCGAAAATCCTGGAGAAATGATTGATAGCGGTAATATGATTAAAACTAATACTAAAGCTATATTTAAGTATATAGAGGATGAAAACGGTTTACTATTTCCTTATATAGATTTACTTTCGATGAAGACAAAAAGCTCTTTATTAAATACAAGATTTAACAAAAAAGATAGCAGTATATTCCTACCAGAAAAAGGAAAAATAAGAATATATGAACAAACTTTGCTTGACATACATAATGAAACAAATATCATAGTAAATAGTGACATTCCTTATTTTGATATTAATTTAAATAAAAACGACAGCAACGGAATTCCTTTTAATTCATTAAAAATTACTGAAGATGAATTGAATATTCCGACAAGTCCTAACAATAATGATGAATTTATTTATAGTCAAAAAAATGGAAGTAAGTTATTTACAATCAAAGCAAATAACTATCTAAGTGAAAATAGTAATATGTTTAATGCATCTTTATTTTTTGAAGACAATTATGAAGAATGGGGAAGTTTTGATGATAGAGATAGAAATATAAATAATTTTATTTATACTTTTGGAAAAAGACATGACAAATTACCATTAAAAAGTTGTGAAGGCTTCAAGTTCGGTGTTTTTAATGGTCATAAAACTTCAAAAAGTTATAAGTTTAATGCTTATGGATATGGTCAGTTTGCAGATTTCATATCTTATTCAACTAATGCTGCTTATATTAGAGAAAATTCAACAACAAGACAACAAATAATTGAATATCCTGTTGAAAAAGTTTTTGTTGATACATTTTATAATGTAGTAGAAACTAGTCCTAATACTTACAATAAAGATATTTATTCAAGATATAGATACCCATACATTGAGAATGATGATAACGAGCTATCTCAATTACATGTTAATAATCCACTTTATAATAGTTATTATGCATTTTAAAAAAATCTTTAGAAAGAAAAATAATGGCAGGCATTATAGATAAAAAATCTAGAATAATTGATTATAGCTTAACAGAGAACGGTAGATCTCAAATACAATCTGGTGATTTAAGATTTGTTTTTGCTTCTGTAAGTGATAAGTCTATTTTATATGAAAAAGATTTTGAAAAATCAAAGTTGCATACAGAAGATATTGTTAATTCTAACAATTATATTCCTTTTGAAGTAGATACTAAAACTTTTGGCAATATTAATAAGGAATTTGATCTAGATAGAACTTTTACTGTTTCTAATAGTGATTTATTAAATACTGTTAAAAGTGAAAACAGCCAATATTCTGATATAACGTTTAATGATGCGTCAAACATATTTTTAGAAAAAACTTTCATAGGATCTTCTTTAAATAATCTTAAACTTATTTCTGAAAAAACTTATTTAACTTCTAGCGGATTATCTTTTGTTAATGAAGAATCACTTGGTAATGATTTTAATTTTAAAAATAGAAATTTTATTGCAAGATACCCTACTATAAAAAAATTAATACCAAGATCTAAAGATATGCATACAATAGCTTTAGATAAAAGATTTGAAAATAAAAACAATTTTATGAAACTTATACCTGAAGATATTGACGGTAACAAGATATACACAGAAGCACAATTTGAAAGAGACGAAGCTGATTATAAAGAAGTAAATATAGAATCTATATATAAAACTATAAATATTCCGATTAATTACGATTATATAAAAAACAGAAATGATTTAATAGTAAGTGTAATAAAAGAAATAGAAAAAAACAAAGACATTCAAAAAAGAGAATACAAAGTAATTAAATCATCTGAAAATGATAATTTCATATTTAATATTTATGAGACTGATCAGCTTTTAGACTCAATAGAGAAGCTATCTATTATTGATATTGGAACAGTATTTGATAATATTACTTCAAAAAGCAAGAAAGTATATTTAGCTGGAAAAATAATAAATACAAAAGAAAGTTCTGATGATCTTGAAAAAATATACAATTTTAACGAAGGTGAAATTTTAAAAAATACAAACAACACTAATTTTGCAATATCAGCTTATTATTCTTTCGTATGTTTATTTACTATTGTTTTAGAGTAAAGAAGTAAAAATGAAAAATAAAAATGTAATTAAAAAAATATTATTTGAAGGCGAACATCAAATATCAGCAATGCTGCCTAGAGACTTATCTCCCGAAAGAGAAAGAGATACTTTTGTTTATAAAATACCTGTAATTCTAAATAAAACTTATTTTTTAAAAAATGAAAATCAAAGACCTTTAGATTATTTTAAAATTATATTCTATAATCAATCAGATTTTTCAAATGATTTTGAAAGCAAGTTTTATAGCAAAACCTTAGATTATAAAAAACACGACATCAGCAGTGAAATTAATAATTCATATTTTTTTGATGAAAGTATAAAAAATATATCAAAAGGTTTCTATCAAGACGGAAATATTAAAAATCAACATTATACAATAAATTTTAAAAACAATAATATTGTCGATGAAGATTTATACGTATATAATATAACTTTAACAAATGAAATATCTAAGTCAATAATCTATAAAAAATATACATGTATGAGAATTTTTGCTATAAAAGATAATAGCATAGTTGATGATACTGATTTTATAATTTTTGAAAATGAAATGTTTCTAGAGAATGTATTTAATTTAAAAAAAATATATGATTTGCAGTATTTTATAGATCAGGTGTATTTTGAAGACTTTGCTAAAAGTTTAAATATTACAATTCCAGCCAATCCTTTTTATCACCCAGATAGATATGCTAGAAATTCTATAAGAATCCTAAAAAGTCAACAGTTTGATGTATCTATGGCAACTGGAAGTATTAACATAAATGTAGATTTTTTAAGCTCAGAACCTATAGAGTCAGTTTCTGAAAGTATGAATATTTCTACTTTTATTGATAACAGTTTAGTTGAAGTTACAAATTTAAATTTTTTTAAAAATATAGTAAAGCTTTATCTTACAGGATTAGATATTTTTGTATTTAAAGTTCAATGTGTTTTTTCAATAAACAGTGAACTTGATAGTGATAGTCAAAGTAATATAGCAATACAACGAATTTTTGAAAATCAAGTCTTTTTTAACAGAAATGATGGATTTATAACTAGTATATTACAAATGTATAAAAATGAGTATTTAACTAGTCTTTACAATAATTTTGGATTTAACATATCAACTTCAGCTACTAGTAATCATATTGAAGTTATCTTAAAAGCGGATAATATTACGTTAGAAAATCAACTTTTGTCATTTTTTAAAATTAAATCTATAAAAAACAATAATACAGAATACTTTGATAGTGAATTATATTCAAGTCCTAATTTTACTATTAACGATAAAATTAATTTTATGGATTTAAACATGCAAGACTTAATGAGCAATCAAAATCAAGCTTTTAAGTTTTATATTCCTAATAATTCTGTTAATATTTTTTCAAAAATAAAAATTACAATACAACATGATGAATATTTTGATCTTGGAGTTTTAGAATCAGATGTTATTATTATAAATCCAGACTACGAAAATCTATTTAATAAATTAAACAATAGACTTTTAAGCTCAATTGAAATATACTCAAATGGATTAAATAAAAACGCATCATCTGAAGATTGTTTTACTACATATTCAAAAATAAAAATAAAAAATCTAAGAAGAAGATTTGGTGATATAGCTTATAATTTTGGATATTTTAATCAGCAAGACTCACAAAATACTCAATCAACTTCTGATATTTTGGAATTTTTTAAAAGTTCAGTATTTTCATTTGAGTTAGAAGAAAAAATTCAAAATATCGGTAATTGTAGTTTTAAAAAACATAATTACTTTTTTGGTAATCAAATAATAAAAAATGATTCAATTGAAAATGATTCAATTGAAATTGATAGATCTTTTTTGCTAGATTACTTAAAAATTAATATTAGTTCAATTTTTAAAAATTCTATAATTAATAGCACTTCTTCTTATAATACAGTCAAAGCAATAAGTAGTATCGGAAAAGACTTTGCGTATATTAGTAATAATCAAAATCCTGTAGATGTATTTAGTTTTCTAGTAGATGATAAATTTTTCTTAATAAAAAAAATAAGAATAAAAGTTATTCCTATACCAAAATTAATAAAGATTTACCAGTCTCAAGCTGATCTTGATGAGAACTTAAACCTAGTATTTCCTTCAAATGTATCTGATGATATTAAAAACTCAATCAATTTAAACTTTGTTGATCTTTTTTATGATAAAAATTCTTCATTAAACTGGAATAGATTTTTAAATTTTAAAACTTTGTTTTTTAAAAAAAATAGTAGTGATAGATTAAATAGCTTAATAAGTACAGCAGTATATTTATCACCTATTTGGGATTATTTATCATCGAAAATTTATATAAAAGATTCAAACGTATTTACTAATGTTCAAAGCTTTACTAATAAAGATTTACAGGAAACAGCGCAAGAAGATTCTTTGAGCAATATTAATAAAAATAGCGGAATAATAAGAATATTAGCTAAGAATCACTTCCAAGACTCAAACAATAAATATTTTAACTTTCAAATAAACAATGATAATTTAATAAAAATTGTAAATACTGGAATGCTCATAAATTTTAAAAACATGGATAACGAGCTTAAAAATCCTAAATACATAGAGATTTTAAAGACAAACGAAAACAGAGAAGATAGAATTGATATAGATTTAACAGGATTGAAAAACTATTTTGATATACGAGAAATAACAGGAATGAAATTTTTTGCTAAATTATCTATACATCCTTTATTAATGAACGAATCAAATACAGCAGCAACTGATGTAGTTAGCGCTGACTTTATTAATACAAATTTAGAAAGTAACAATGATTTTTATTTGACACAAAACAACAGTTATATGTCTAGAGGTTTAAAAAGCTACTTTTTTGAGTATAATAACCCAGTAAATAATTTTAATTCTACAATAGAAGAAGCTGACAATTCTTTGATTCTTTCTTTGCGTTTAGGCAAAAATAGAAAAAAAATTACATCTACAACTTTTAGAGAGCTTTTAGATTTTTCTATAAACAATAATATGCAAATTTTAAAAGATTTTTATTTGAGATTAGGTTTTTCTTTTGAAATAAACAATAATTATTTCTATGCTAATATTTACAAAGTAATAAACAGAAATAATTTTAATGATTCTTTAATTGAAATCAATAGAGTTGAAAGTATAATAGAAATATGATAAAAAGTGATTTAGAAATTATTAACAGAGCTTTGAAAAGCGAAGAGTTTGGATTGCCTAAAAAACAATTACTAAACAATACTATTAAGATTAATTCTAATAGAAACTTAAATATTGCAAGTAGTGAAGAAATATGTAACTATAAACTTAATTGTTATTCTAATATGTTTGACAACTTTGAAATATTTTTCAATTCAATATTTAATGTATCTAGCTCAAAAGAAAAAATATTTGATGATATAAAATTAACTTCTAGAAAAAAGATAAATTTTCAAAATGAAGTAGATATATCAATAACAGAAATTTTAGAATTCTATAAAAAAAACAGCTTTAAAGAAGAGATATTTAAAACACATATATTAAAAAAACAAAGTGTTAACTTTGGAAAAATTACAAACTTTTTATTTAATAAAATTTTCAATGAAGAATCATTAAATGTTTATTCTGAAAATCGGCTAATTGCACAAAAGCAAGAAACATATTTTGAAATTTTCAATCAAGATTTGATGTCTTTTGCAAATTTTAAAAATTATTTACTTATAAATGCTGATGATGTATATGATGAAACAAATAAACTCTCTAATCTAAATGATGTAAATGTCAATACTTACATTTGTCAAAACTTTATCAACTTAACTAGAAGCTTATTTACTTTATATCCAGGCACTTTACATGGAGTTGTTACTAAGAGAACAGTTGATATTGCTGATACTTCTAAAAATTTAATATGTATAACTTCAGAAGATAGTGAATTAAAATTTTTTGATTATGTTAATACAGAAAGTTTAATATTTGACTATAAAGGCTTTTTTAATAATGAATATGTTGAATGGCAAAATAATAGACAAACATTTGAAAGAGTAGATGGAGAAACACTTAATACTTCTCAGCAAGTGCCAGTTGAAATTGAAAATGATGTACAAACATACAATTTAGGTGGTGTAAGTTATAATTATGTCACGGGCACAATTGAACCTAATAATCCATCTAATTTAGAAATTGAATCTAATGTATCTAATTTAGAAACAAATCAATATATATTCAGACAAAAACAATTGAATATATCACCAGAAACTTATGGAATTCTAGATAGATCATTAAACGTAAATAACCGAAGATATTTACCAGTTCCTAATGAATTTTACAAAGACGGTGCTGTTATAGATAAAGATGATGGTTCTTTGAGAGGAAGAACAAGTAATACTGATGATATTCCGTACAAGCCAATTGTTGAAAACATAATAAAAACAATAACTGATGTATATAATAGTGATCTTGGAAGCTTGTTACATCTTAATTCTTCATTTTTAAAAAAATGGATATTTCATCAAACATTACATGACATAAATGGTTTTTCTTCAGACGTTGTATTTAGAACAAACAATCTATTTCAATCAATTAGCTTTGATGCTATAACTAATAAGTCTATAAATAATTATAGACATGCGCCTCCAGGATTTCAAGGAGAAAGATTAAATAGTTCAAATATTTTAAATTATACTAGTATTTTAAATGTTAGTAGTGAAGAGGAATACAATGAAAATTTAGAGAACTTATTATATACACAATTAAGGAGCAGGTATAGAAACATAAGAGATAATTTTAACTATACAGTTTCTCTTGATTATTTAAATATGAATATAGAAAGAAGTATGTCTATGATATACTATAAAAGAAAACCTATATTTGAAGTATATAAAATAAATGACTATGATTTTAATAACTATAATTATTATGATGATATTAGCCAATCAAGTAATAATGATTATAGTATTTTTGACAAAGATATAATAAATACAAGAATAAGATGCAACTATCTTTCGTTGAAAACAGATAACATTGTTAAAAAAGCAAAAATGCTTTCATTTAAAAACTTAGATATAAATTTAGACATTTTTAAAGAAATAGCTACTTCTATATCTAGAAAATCTACTAAAAATCTTATGATATCTTATTCGAATGATGCAGAAAGTAATATTGTTTTAGCTGATGCAGAAAGTAAATTATTTAATCTGATTTTTACAAAAGACGAGGATAAAGAAGATAAGTTTTATTCTAACTTTAGTATTACTCATAATGAAAAAGGATTATCTACATTTTCAAATTATTTAGAACTTAATAAAAATAATATTGAAACAAATTCTGAAGTTGAAGATAATTCTGATTTACTAAATAGTATATTAAAAAATAATTACAGAGGTAAATTTTTCAAAACTTCTTCTTCTTTATTGAAAAATATTGTTGAGGACGTAATAAAAGAAGCATTTGTTAAATCTGAACTTGACAATTATTTTGAAATAGCTAGATGTCAATATTTATATTTATATTATATTAAGAATGCAGCATCAGGAGAAAGTGAAAAAAATAGCTATAGTACTATTGCAAAAAGATTTATAAAAAAATCAATTGAACAAAGTCAACAATATACAGGTTTTGACGACTTTAAAGAATTTAAATATAACATAGAAGACATAGATTTAAATAGCTACACAGATAATACAGCTCATATTAGATCACAAAAGAAAATTGAGTTTCAAGAGAAATTTATAGAAGAATTAGTTCAAACTAGTGATAGTTTAAATAAAATAAAAAATACAGTTTTTGATAGCACAAATTTAAATAAAATAAAAAATGACTGTTCATTTGAAAAAACTCAGAATATAAAAGTTAATTTAAAAGCACAAAATTCGTTTAATGACTTAACAAGTGGAGATTTATATGATGAAAATGAAGCATTTACTGAAGAAGAACTTTTAGAAAGACTTAGAGGGAAAGGATTGTTTGACAATCTATTCAATAAGTTAGATGAGTCTTTTGAAAATAGTGAGTTAGAAGTAGCTTTTGAATTAACAAAATGCATACTTCCTTTTACGTATCTTTTTAAAGATTGTGTTTTAAATAAAACAGCTAATTCAGCAGCCAATGTAACTAATATGAATTTTAATGTAGAAAATTTACATTTATTACATTGGCCTTTCGGTTTATCAGCAAAACCAGAAATACTTAGAAGTTTCTCGTCAGATAAAATTAATATGACGTATAGTTTACATGGAAACAATCAAATCAACAGTACAGAAAAAAATTCTTTAACTGATTTGTTTGAAGATATTTTTAGCGTCAACAAAGGAGAAAATACAGTATTTGGTTATATCACAAAAAAAATAATAGACATGATTTGCGTAATCGATGAAAGTTTCTTAAAAAAAGATTTTAAATTAGAATCTGAAGTAGATGCATACATTGAAGAGAATACTCATATTATAGATTTAACTATAGAATTGCTTGAAATTTATGCATCTGTATATTGTTATTATATTGATATGTTAAATCAAGAGTCAACTTTAAGGCTATTTAGTTTTTCTTCTGACGATAAAAATGAAGTACTTAGCTTAGCATCAGAAAATGCTAGAAATAATCAACAATGTGAATTCTTTGGTCGAGCTAGATTGTTTGACTTATATACCTTGAAAAGTTTTTCAAGCGATTATGAAAATAATATACTTAATCGTTTTGTTTCTTATAAATGTGTAGAAGAATTATATAATCTTACTAAGTTTCATAACAGTAGTACAGAATTGTTTGTAGCAAATAATAATATTATAGTTCAAAACAACAAACAAAAATATACTAAAGATTTAGAAAAAGTTTTAAAGACTTTAACAACATCAGACATTTATCAAGGACTAACTTTTGACTTATTGAAACAAAGTTTTAATTTTTATTTAAATAATATTAGAAATATTAGTTATGAAGATATTAAAAACGAAACGATCATTAAAGATAGCAAGTTTAATATTGAAAGCATTATAATGAATGTTTTTAATACAAATTACATGAATGCTTTTTATAATAAAAAGAAATTTTTAAAAGATTACAATAGTTTATTTGATAATGAAATAAAAAATCTTTTCAGCGCAAATAGTCTTTCAAATAAAAATGTACTAGATGTTGAAAAACTAAAAGAATTAAGAAAGATTAAAAGCTTAAGGAATCAAATAAGAACAGTAGATAGCAAATTACTCAACAGTGATTTTTATAGTTATGTAGTAAACTTAGAAGATTTAAATAAAGTAAATTATGATTCTTTAATTAAAATAAAAATAAACCTTATTGATCATTCTAGGTTAGATAGAATGTTTTTACCTAAAATATTATACTTTTCTCCTATTTTATTTTCAAAAGATTTTTACAGTAATGAAGTTTCTGAAGATAATGGTAAAATCGGTGTATACCAAGTAGGAGAATATGGTGATAATAGAATAAGATATTTTACGTTAGAAAGTTTAAAAACATTGCAAATTTTTAGAAATATTATAGTTGAAAAATTTGAAATTAAAAATATTCATTTAACAAATTTTTCAGATTTTACTGAAAGAAATGATGTTATTATAGAAGAAATATTTAATAATCATATTACTTCAAACAGTATTGAAAATATTATTGATATACTTCACAATATAAAACTTGATGAGAAACAAATTCTAAATAAAATTTCAAAAAACACTTATGACGTCTTTAAAATATTAATTAATAATGAAATGTTTTTTGACGTATTTAATACAAACAAAGATGTTTTCATAGATGAATGTTTTACTTATAATCTAGAAGAAGATTGCTATTTTATCAAAAGTACAAGAAAAAAATATGATAAAATTGTAATGTTTATTAAATACTTAAGCAACATCATGTCAGAAGAAAACGACGCTAATATTTTAAATAATATTAAAAATTATGTCAATTTAAATTTTAACATTAATACTAGTGACTTTTTGTTTATAGTTAATAATAATAACTTAAACTTAGAAGCCTCTGATGACAATACATATTTAATAGGTAATAGTGGGACAGAAATAAGTAAATATGACAAATTGAAATATTACTTAGATAATATTGATATTGATAACCTGATGAATATTGGAGTTTATACATTTTACCCTGCGAATACAGAAAATATTGATAATTACAGTATATCAATTACTTCAGAGGTTGTTTAAATGTCTAAGTTTTACAGTTTTAATAATTTCAATAATAATCTAGAATTAAATTTTGGTTTTAAATATAATAGATACGAAGAAAAAGAGACTCTAACTGATCATAATAAAATAATATTTTCTAATGATTTTAATAATAAAGAAATATTTATAGATATTAACTTTAATGTATACAAATCATTTAATGACAACAAAGATCCTTTAAAACATTCTTCTGAATTAAATTCGCAATATTTAAATTCTATAAATAATACTAGTATTAATAAACACCAATTAGAATTTTTTAATAATTTAAGTCAGAAAAAAGACTTCTTAGTTAGTAATCATAGCTTAAGTAAAGAAAAAATAGAAAATATATATGAATTCTTTGGAATAAATTATATTAATTTTGAAGAAAATTTTAATAAAAATAAAAAAGTACACTTTAATAGGGATAAATTAGACTATATTGAAAGGTGTAATAATAACAATATTTTCTTTGAAGAAGAAGCATTTAAGGAAAATGATTATAATGACTTTTATAGAAATAACAATACAATAAAAAGTTTTATAGAAACAAAACAAAATTTTATTTCAGATTTAGTGCCGTATAATAGAAAAAATATATATGATGAACCAGATATATCTTTTAGTTTTGTAGGTTTTTTTGTAGAAAAATATTTAAAAAAAGATAATAAATATACTTGCTTAGATAGAAGATTTTATGTTGACAATGATATTAAAAATTTTCAAACAACAGCTAATAAATATTATAGCTACAATAAAATACTTAACTTAAAAGACAATGGAATACAATACGGTCAAACTTATAAATATAAAGTTTGCCCAGTGTACAGTATAACTTTTCCTAAATTTAATGACTTTCATATTGTTGAAGACTATCTTTTTTGTGATGTTCCTTATTTTACAAAAGATATTGTTTGCAAAGAAAAAGAAAGACCTCTGCCTCCAAATAACATAAGATTTAGGTATATTAAAAATACAAAAAATATTTCTATAACATGGAATTTAATACCTGATCCTGTTGGTGACATAAAAGGATTTCAAATATTAAAGAGGGACAATTTAAAAGATCCTTTTGTACTGTTAAAGCAAATAGAGTATCATAACAAAGATGATTTTTATAAAAGAAATAATCTTATAAATGA